CAAGAAGATGGATGGGAAGCAACTTGAAAAGAGGCTTTGGGGTACCACCAAAAATGAAGATACACGAAAAGAAAATTTTCTTAGTAACCAGCAAGATGAGCGTGGCCTGCCAGTCTGGTATAACGATAACATCATTATTAGCAGGTTGCCTATCGGCTGCGATATATATGACTACAGCACCATACCTAATGTAGTAGTGACCGATGGACGAGAGGACTGGCCGCTATGTTTGAAAGGGTTGATGCTGATGGCGTAACAAAACGGAACAATAAACAACAATAGATATGAGCAATAAAGACAAGATTTTGAAGGAATGTGACGGGCTTTTTTATGAGTTCGTGCGTAACAGCAAAGGGACGCTGATCAAGAAGTGTTGTGCATCGTGCAAGTACAAGGATGCTTATGACACAGAGGGACCACGAAGATTGTGCAGAGTTGATCCAACCGACAAGAACAGGATTGTGAACAAGAAGCATGTATGTCGAGAATGGGAAATCTCTGATGATATGAACATGATAAAGACTGAGCAAAGTCGACCAGATTTAATTAAGAAATAATATGGAACAGATTATCAAATTAACCGGCAGAATTGCTGAGGTGCTGCCTGCCAGTGGCGGTGTAAGCCAAAGGACAGGCAATCCATGGATGTCGCAGAGCTACATCTTCGAGTATTTTATGTGGAGCGGTCAGCAGAACCCGACGAAGTTGTGCGTTAAGGTCTTTGGCGAGGACAACATTAATCGGCACAACCTGAAAGCCTTGGAAGAAAACGTGACGTTGACGCTGCGGGTTGAGAGCACCAAGAACCAGGAGAGCGGGAGATGGTTCACCGAGGTACGAGTGACTAACGTGGAGAGAGTTGGAGCACAACAGCCCGCACAACCACAGCAGGCGCAAGCACCACAACAGCAGCAACAGCAACAGGGGGGAGGAGAGAAGACCGATGACCTGCCGTTCTGATGAATATTTCTGCGAGTGGTGGCCTACTGAGGTCACCACTTCTAATTGAGAGAGACTATGACGCCAGAAGCGAAAGCGAGAAGACGACAGAAAGACCACGAACGTTATATTCGGCATCGTGACGAGCGATTGGCGAAGCAGCGGGCATACTATCGTGAGCACCCCGAATATTACAAGCAGAAAGCCCGCGAGTGGGAAAAGAAGAAACGTGAGGAGATAATTTATGAACGACGAGAACAAAATACCACTGCCAGGTGATGAGGTAGCGATATTGCAACGACGACAAGAGATTGAGCCGTACCTGCTGGATGCCACGCAGAACTACCCAGAGCCTTACTATCTGCTGGAGTACAACGGCGTACCATTCTCCACCCTTGGCGGTATTCAGGCCATCAGCGGTCAGAAGAAGAACGGTAAGACGTTCCTGTTGGCTCAGTTGATGGCGGCTGTCTTAGGTACCGGCATTGAGCGAACAAGGACAACTGGATGCTTGCCAGGATTGCGAGTTCCCGACCGCACCATTGAATACCTCGGACACCTTCCGACAGTGCTCTATGTCGATACCGAGATGGAGAAACTGAACAGTGCAAAGGTACTCAGACGAGTGCATTGGTTGTGCGGTTGGCCGCTTGATATTCCCTGCGAGCGTTTTCACGTCCTGTGGCTGCGTTCTGTCACCGATGTGAAGGATGACAAGGGAAACATCAAGGAACGTGCCTACGAGAAGCGATACAGGCTCATACGGCAAGCCATTGAGGTGCTGAATCCCGATGCGGTGTTCATTGATGGTATCCGAGACATCATCAGCGACTTCAACGACAACGAGGCCAGCAGTGCATTGGTAACCGACCTCATGGCATTTGCAGAGCAGCGACAGATATGTATCTGGAACACGTTGCACATGAACCCTCGCCCGAAGAATGACGACGAGAGCAAGATGAGAGGACACCTTGGAACGGAGCTCGGAAACAAGATCACCGACACACTGGTATGTATCAAGCATAAAGAGAAGGACGGCACGGTGTACTTCACCGTCAAGCAAGATGATGCCCGAGGCAAGGATATGGAAGACTGGGAGTTCGTGGTGACTGAAGCTGCCGGAGCTCTTGGTGTTCCTCAGATGCGAGCCGTTGCAAGCAATGTTGACATGCAAGACTCGAAAGCGCAACAGGAACGCATCGAGGCCGACGACATCTTCAAGCTGTATAACTGGACATCAGCCGGTGCCACCTACACGGACCTCGAGCGATTTATTCGCATTAAGGGTATCACAAGCAACCGAAAGATAGGCAGAATGTTCGACATTGCAATGGAGAGTGGAATCATCTACAAGACCGACAATCGAAAGTACCACTACAATGGTCTGAACAAGCAAGCCCCAAACGATGAACAACAGCAGATGCCGTTCGATGCTCCAAGTAACGAAGAAGCACCCTACTAATATGGATTTATCAAAAGACTATTTGAAAGATTACCCATGGCCGGAGAAAGGCGCAAGGTATAGTGAACTGGCTGCATGGTTAAAAGAACACAGCGGTTACACATCCAACAGATGCGTTGATAAAATATTGCATCAAGCTCAAATTGACGGTAAAGTTATCAAGAGACTTAATACTCGTCGTTACTACCCCTCCCGATAGCCCGCTTTACCCCCACCCCCACATCACCCCCTATGGGGGTGAATGTGGTGGGTGGCTGGTACACGGACATACGGGCGACGCGCACATGCGCGTTCTATGGTTTTACAGATAAATTCTATTGACTGACCTATGCCAAAGATTCCAGAAGACGTAGTTAAGCGAGTCATCGACCGCGCAAAGATTGAGGATGTCGTGGGCGACTTCGTGGACCTCCGCAAGGCGGGCGTGAACCTCACAGGCATCTGCCCATTCCACGACGATAAGCACGACGGCAACTTCATCGTGAGGCCATCTACGGTTAGCGCAAAGCGAGGTGCCAACACATACCGCTGCTTCGCATGCGATGCCAAAGGCGGTCCTGTTCAGTTCCTCATGGAGCACGAGCGGCTGTCATTCCCAGATGCTATCCGATGGCTGGGTAAGAAGTACCATGAGCCGGTGGATGACATTCCACTGAACTACACGCCACCGCCACCACGACCGAAATCCGCACCACTGCCGGTGCTGGAGATACCGAGAGCCTACGTCGTCAGGACTATGACGATAGCACAAGAGCAGTCGATATTATTTACATATTGGTTGCACCTGTTACCGTGGGACGATGAGCAGCAAGCACGACTCCAGGAGACATTGTGGATGTACTGCGTCGGCGGTTGGCGAGATGGGCGAGTGGTGTTCTGGCAGATAGACCACAACGGAATACCGAGAGCTGCCAAGCTGATGAAGTACCTGCCCGACGGTCACCGAGACAAGGAGGCGCACCCCGGATGGATATACAATCAGGACGGATGCCGACAACAGCTGGAACCCGACAAGCACGAGATCATCAAGCCGCTGTTTGGCTCTCACCTGATGAACCGATACCCGAAGGCGGTTGTCAACATCGTAGAATCGGAGAAGACGGCTATCATCATGGCCAACTACTACGGCAACCATGACGACCAGATATGGATGGCGTGCGGAGGTCTGAAGCACTTGCAACTCGACAGTCTTCAGCCACTCATCGACCAAGGGCGCACGATATGGCTGTGGCCGGACAAGGATGGGCGCGACGACTGGCAAGAGGTGTGCGACAAGCTGGGCTACGACAAGTGCCGAGTGTACACCCATTTCTTCGATACCTGCTGGACGGAAGCTGACGGCATGAAGGCTGACGTGGCAGACATCGCCATCCGGATGATGAGGACTGGCGACAAGCCTCGCAAGGAAGAACCCAAGCACGAACCCGTGAAGGTGGGTGACATCATCTCGCACATCATTGACGACGGGCAACCATTCCTCGACCCCGATGAAATGCAAGACCCACGCGTCAGAATGTGGCGCGAGACATTGCGACAAAGATACAATTTCAACAAATCAAGACATAAACATGAGCAACCAGAAACAAGTGAATGATGGTGGAAACGCTACGCTGTCGGTGAAGGTGTCTCAAGATACCTATGAACTGCTGAA